TTCTGTAATTACGTCAGGAGTTCCTTTGATAAATTCGTTCTCAAACTTTTCTTCGTTTTTTAGTACGAATCCTAAATCCATAACATCAGAAACCAACTGTATAGCCTCATCTTCTGTTTGGTTGCCTTTGTCTGTGTATCTGGAATTGAACTCTTTGTAAATTCCGTACTTGCCCTGTAACACTACTTCTTTAATGTAGCTTTTTGCAGTTTGCGAAAGCAGCTCCCCTTTTGATCGGGGAGTAGCCATCATTTTTGCGAGTGCGCTTGCTCTTACTTTCATAGCGCGTTTAGTATTTCAGTTTGCTCAGCAGTTAAGCTAAAATGCTTCTCTAGGTTCGCTCTGTTGAATGTTCCTGCTCCGATTGCCTTAACGGCCTCTTGAAAGCGCTTAGCATCAATAGCAGGTAGTTTCTTTTCGCTTTTTACTTGCTCTCCTGATCCGTCTGTATCTTTGTCCGTAACCAAACCAAGTGCAGCGCTCAATGCGTAGCGGCGGTAGTAAGTTACCCCAGAGCCAAAGCCTTGATAATCATTCATACCCTTGAGTTGAACGTAAGGAATCAATACGCTGCTTGTTAGGTTCTCGCCTGTTTCAGCGTGGTATACGATAGTTTTAATGTAGTTAGCGCCTTCAATAGTTTCAATTAACTGAGTGAATCCTAGTCCATGTTTAGCTAACAACGGGTTAATTTTTTCAAAGATAGCTGGAAGATCAGCGTAAGAATAGCCAAAGCCTTGAGTAGCTTTGTGAATTACAGGTACTTCTTGTTGGAAGGCTGCTAAATGTTTAAATAGATTTTTCATTGCATTTTTGTTTTTTTGGTTATTACTTTGATTAATTCTTTTTCGATTAGTTCTGTTCTTTCTTCTCTGGCCTTTAATACTAACTCAATAATAAAGGGAAGGTCATTGTAAAGCGTTTCGCAGTTAATTATGACGGTTCTGTTTTCTGATACTAAATGCAGCTCACCGTTAGATTCAAATATAGTATGCGTGTCGGGTAGGTATGTATATTTCATTCTTTGTACGAATTAATTGCTTCTGCGTATGTATCGAAAAATTCTTCTTCGTCTTGTTCGTGTTGATATACGATATACTCAACAGGGTTACCAAAGCAGGAAGCTATTTGTACTCCGTTTTCTAGCGCGATATAAACGTAACCGGACATCTTATTAAATCCGCATTCCATAATATCTTCTCGTTGCGAAAATTCTTGGTAAGCACGTTGAACTAAAATCCAGCTTTCAAGATCTGAATTTTTTAACTCTTGGATAAATTGTAAATTGTGCATATTGTTTTGTTTAAATGTTTCGACAAATATAATATATTTTTTTAATATAAAACAAGTCCGAATAAAATATTTTACATTTTTTTTATTTTTTCCTTATAAACTGCGATCAGGTTGCGGAGTTCTTCTCTGGTGTACTTACGCGTCTCGTTAGCTTTTTCGTGTAACTGAATTAATCTATCTGCTCCGATGCGCTCCTGTATTCCTAGTTGGTAGTTGATCAGGTTTCCGTGTTTCCATTGGTTGCAGGCTACGCATTGGCCGTGTACGTTATCTTCATCGAATGTAACCGCTTTATGTCCTCCAGAACTAAAATAATGTCCAGCATCGAATTTATCGCCTAGCTTAGAACCGCAACTAACGCACGGTTTGTCTTTATCCCTGATCCGGATATACTTATTGAAAACTATTTGCGCTGCCTTCATCAGTTCCTGTACGGTTTCAATTTCTGACTGCATTTTCTTCTTCGTCTTTTTCCAGCTCTGATCTTTAGCCTCAGATACCCAAACTGCAACGCATTGCGGATCTAAACAAAACTTTTGGTTAAAGCGCACAGGTTCAAACTTGTCTTTGCAGTTTTTACATCTGGGCATTTTCTACGCTTTTAATTATTTCTTCAACTAATTTTTGCGGAATCTTAGAACGTTCATAGCTTCCGGATTTTCCTTGCGTTCCTGTTTTAGATCCTCTTGGCGCGCTTTGATGGTGGCAGTTTTTATTACCGTTATGGCATTCGTGTTTTGGTATCCAACCTTTTGTATTAAAAACAGAAAATAAATGATTGGTAAATATATCTGTTGGCTTTGCTCGGTCATCTCCATAGGTACAATACCAAACCGTTGCCCTATCTATTGATTTTACAAATGGCATTTTGCGCATCATTCCCCTGGGATTTTCAATAAAGAATTTTAAGTTAGGATTGATTTTTAACCACATATTAATCAAAGCAATTTGATGGTAATTAACCGCATCGCATTTTTTAGCATAATCGCTTAACGGTTCAGTTCCGTTTCTATGGTGGCTGATTGCAGCTATTGAATAAGTAGTACAATCTGGACTTGTCCAAATCATATCCGGAACAAAAGGAACATCTTGAATATGCAACTTTTCTATATCAATAACTAAATCAATACCTGCATAATCAGTCCAATCAACTGAAAAGACATTATGTCCTCTTTTATCGCCTTCGTTACCAATAGACCTGCTTCCTGCGTGTAGTTCTAAGATGTTCATAATTCAACGTCTTTAAATGTTAATTCGTTTTTTGGTAATGCCCACATTCCCTTTGGAGCTATGTATATTTGGTGCGGGTTATGCTTAAACCAAACTCTGTTAATGTAAGTTATATTAATTCCTTTATATGTTTTTAAACCGCAATTATAATACTCGGAAGCGTATATTTCCCAAACAACCGAGTCAAATAAAACGTAAGGAAACATTTGCCTAATAATGCGTTTAAACTTTCGTTTGGAAGTGCATTTCATTTTCATAGTTCAATGTCTTTAAATTTTAGTTCGTTTTTTAGTTCATCATATGCTACCCTTAGCTGCGCGTTGCGTTTTGCAAGCTGGTTTAGTTCGCGGTTTAAGCTTATTATTTCGTTTTGCATTTCGATTAAAACAAGTTCAGTTTTAAGTAGCATTGCTTCGCTATCCTTTCCGCCATTGATATAGTCCTGCGCTTCCGGCTTTTCCCTTTCGAGTTTTTCCCTAACGTTTTTAATTCTTTCGCGTACCGTCCAAAGTACGTTTTTTGCCCATAGTATTTTTAAATCTAAATCCATCTTAAAAAGGGTTTTGTTGTGACATTCTACGGAGCTTTTCCGAAGTTGTTTCCATTTGTCCGTCTCTTGGTATTTGTATTTTCTTCTGCGATTCCGGTTTATATGTTTTGCCGCGATCAGCATAAACTCGGTTACCTTTAAAATCAAGCATATAATATTGGTATCGTTCTATATCTAGGAATAATTTATAAACTCCGTTTTTTGATACGCCTTTTGGCTTACTCTTAGCTACCTTCAAATGCACTTCATTCTTTTCAGCTCCGGTGCCGTCTGCATCTGGAAGCCCATACGGTGGGCGCCAAGGTATTAATACGCTTAAACCTTTTCTAAACCATACCTGCCCTCCTGCAAAGTCTCTAGCGCTTGGCATAGGGAAATAACTTATATCGGTTCCTGCTATTGTTTTAGCGCTTACCATTGGCTGATCCCTAACGTGATTAATTACGCAGTTGTGCCGGCCTGTTTTGCGCGCGTTCTTGCGAACCAATCCTAAAATACGGCTCAGGTACTTATCTTCCCTTCCCAGATCAGAAGGCAAAAATTCTTCCGTTAATTCGTTCCAAGGGTCAATAGTTGTTGTATGTATTTTGATCCCTTCCTGCTTTTCTATCTGATCAACTAATTGATAAAATTTAGTTATAGTCAAATCCTCATCAATCGGATCAATAACAATGAAGTGCTCATTTACAAACATCTCAGCGCTGATCTGCTCTCCGTTGGTCATTGAGTTTTTACCTTGTACGTATGGCTTACCGATATACTTATAGCAAAGCTCTGCAAATATCTCGGCGCTGCTTCCGGTCTCAGGTGAAAATACTACGTGATTCCAACCGTGCAAACAGGAAAGGTTTATTAAAAACTCAAACCATAGCTCCGTCTTTCCAGATGCAGGCGCTGCGCCTATGTACGTCGTAGCTCCTTCTTTAATTGTAAATGGAAGCATATCCCAATCCCAACCGATTGACTTGCCTTTGACGTCTACCTGTTGACGTACGGCAAACATTTCGGCGTTTAGGTCTTTAAGTCGTTTGTACATTTAGCAGCCCTCCCAAATTTCAGTTTGTGTAGTTATTTTATTTTCTCGTAAGTACGGCAATGTATTTGATAAGGTTACTTTCCATCTTTGAATAGTTTGCAGTTTTCCGTTTCTATTTACGCTCCAATCATTTTCAATCCAACTATTATATTTTAGCTTTACATCTTCCGTATTTATGTTTGGTTTTAAAGAAATAGCATAGGCTAAAAACTCATCAAAACTAGGTATAGTTTCTTTCTTTATTTCTTTTCTTTCTTTAATTGGTTTCACCTGCGTTTCATCTGCGTTTCGTTTGTGTTTCATCTGCGTTTCATCTGCGTTTCCTTCACCCTGATAACTCTCATAATTACAGATAGTTAGCTGTGTCGTTATTGTGTCGGTTTCGATAATAATCATGTCATCGCTTTGTAACGTATTCAAAAACCTTCTAACCTTGCTTTTATCCCAATTCCAGCGCTTCGCCCAGCTTTCCAATGATAGTATACTTTGACCTCGTTTTACTTCGTATAGCTTGCCTTTAATCATTACGCGGTTATCCGCATAATTAGCAGTTAACAAAATGTCGTACCATGCTTCCAATTTACTAAACGCGCGCTTTTCTGAGTACAGCCAGTGATCAACTATTGATCTGTGTATTTTAATCCAACCGCTCATTTTATAAATTTTTGTGAATGTGATGCAAAGCTCCAATTAATTCGTATACATCTTTTTTACATAAACATATTTGCATTTCTGTATTCTCGTCAATATTGTTTAATGTAAATACAACAACTTCTTCTTCATTAACCGCAGTTACGCGCATTTCAATTATTTCGTAATTGTTTACGCAATCAAATAAATAAACCATAAAATAAATTTTTAATAAATAAAAAAGCCTCATAAATCCGTAGGGTCTCACTTCTACTTCATTATAAGGCTTAAATAATTCCTTTGGGTTCTATGGTGTGAGACCGAACCATGTACAAATATAATAATTATTCTTCTAACAATTTGTCAAAGCTAAAGTTTTCTTTTACCCAAACACGAAATGCTCGCTGGATATCTACCTGCTGCTCCATTGCTTTAGGATCAGAATAGTTAATAATCAATCTATCCGTCTTTTGGATTTCTTCCAGAAACATTGAGGCCTTGCGTTTGATGTTATGCTTAAATACGTTAGCATCGTTTAAATCTTCGATGTAATCGCCTAACACCGGAAGGATGGCAGTTAATACGATTAGCTTTTCTAAATTGCGTTTTACCGCTTCTGAGTATTGTTCTTGGTTCATAGGTTATTTATTTCGTTTTTTACTTCTCTATAATATTCTGTAACATTTCTATTTTGCCAATGATGCTCGTGTAAAGCCTCCAATATCTCGTCTACTGCGATCAAGGCGCATTGCTTAGCGTGGTATTCGCTATCGAAAGCATATTCGGTTACGTTATCCCATTCAACTGTATGCTCCATAAACTTGTCAACTAACTGTATTGCTTTTTCTTTTTGTGTCATAGCTTTTCGATTTCGTGTTTTACTTGTTTCCAATGCTCTGGACCTACCTTATTATTTCCCCAGCATAGGTTTTGGACTGTTTCAACTGCAACAAGTGCGCATTGCTTGGCTTGTATGCTGCATTGTATTTCTTCTGTATATTCTTGGCAAATAATATAGCATTTACTATATATTTCCTCCGCTCTTTCTTTTGCTTTTTCTTTTAGTGTCATAGCTTTTCTGTTTGTAGTTCGTACAATCCTTCTTTGATCCAGCGCTTAATTCTGCGCAAGCCGTCCAAGTTATTTGCTTTCTGAATATCTACAAAAATATC